AAGGTTATGTACCATCAAAAAAGGACATTCGTGATTATAGATTAAATAAAGTTTACCACGCTATCCCACTCCCAGACTCCTTTGAAGTAAAGCACTCAAAGATAAAGAGCCAAGGGGCGGTGGGGTCCTGCGTGGCTCATTCTGTTTCCGAGGTTCTTGAATCTCTGGAAGACAATAACAAAGACTATTCAACCGCTTGGATTTATGGCTATCGTCCGACAGGTTACTATCAAGGCACAGGAATGATGACAAGTGATGCTTTGAAGACCGTGAACAAGGTCGGAGCAGTTTAGTACGAAGTTTTGCCCGGCAACTACGAGATGCCAAAGGCAAAGCAGATAGTCAAGAAAAACCTTGCCGTATATAAACAGGAAGCAGGCAAAGACAAAGTTGTTGCCTATGCTAAATTAAGAACAATACAAGAGATAAAAGAAGCAATATATATGACAGGAAAGCCTGTTGTTATTTGTATTCTTTGTAGTGATTTGAAACTTGACGAGAATTATATTGCCTATATTCCAGACGGAGCAACTGGCGGTCACGCTGTTGTGTGTTATGGTTGGAATGAAATAGGCTTGCTTATTCAAAACTCTTGGGGGGAAAGTTGGGGGGATAAAGGTTGTTTTATCCTTCCCTATGAACATCCGTTTAGCGAAGCGTGGGTATTAACGAAAGACCCAGATATAGCAATTAAGCCAAGAGCATTTGCATTCAGAGAGTTCTTTGTAAATCTGGTGAAGTTGATAGCAACATTCATCAAAGGTCTTTTTAAGAAGAAGTAATTAAGGGGGATTTCCTTTGGCTAATATAACGAAGATAAAAGTAAATGGTACACTTTACGATGTAGGTGTTCAAGATACCGACAACGATACCAAAAATACCGTAGGCGGTACATAGAATAATTCTGCCTTGCACGCTGTTGGAACAAGGGCGCAATCTGAAAACCCACAATCATACACAGACAAATATGTTCAGTTCGTCAAGCAAGATGTGAACATCTACTCTGATGATTAGTTAGTAAACAAGTTGAACCTTGACGGAGCGAGTCTTCAAGTAAAAGCATTCGGTAATGACACAACAGCAGAAAGAACAATAACCTCTATGCTGAACTTCAGACCTTCCAATTCCGATGACCCCTATATAAACTTTTACCCAGATTATTTAAGAAACGAAAACAATACTCTTGTTTACCCTGCTGAACTGGAAGTTCATAGACAGGAAACCAGAGTGAGAGATTTGAAGTTAAGAGAACACAACATAAATAGTTAGGTTTGGAGAAGACTTTATATGGGTAGCGCAGACCCCACTACTTACGCAACAGTACAGGTTGGTGATGTCTGGATTGACACAAATGTGTAATTGTAAAGGAGAGTAAATGCCTGCACAGATAGCAAGATACAAATTAACACTCATAGTCCTGTCTGGTACTGGCGGTTATGTGTCAACAGGCTCAACTGGTGGCATTTCTTCTGATTGGTCTGCATTTGGAACTTATTTGAGAGTGCCTTCTACTGGCACAAGAAGTATAGTGGCTCAACCCAATAATGGTTGGGTTTTTAGTGGTTGGACATATTCTTATACTGGTCCATCTGGCGCATCTTATGCTATAACCCCACGTGCTTCATTTACAAACGCTAACGCTTCGTCAACGGAAGTTAATGCTGTTTGCCAATTAAGTACCGACTACACTACTGATTAGACCGTTACGGTAACAGTAACAGCAAACTTCCGACAGAATACTCGTACTGTTTCATTGGGAACATACCCAAGCGGTTGTGCTTCTGTTTCTGGCAACGGAACTTTCTATTATGGGAATACCACAACAGTAAGAACTTACTCTCCAAAGACAGGCTACTACTTTGTAAACTGGAAGAATGTTGACGGAACCGTAAGAAGTACAGAAACTTCTTTCACATATACCGTTACAGAAGATGTAACATTTACGGCTTACTGGGATAATAAATACACAGTAACCTTTAATCAGAACGGCGGTGACAGCGGTACGGCGAGTGTAGATGTAAACTACGGTAGTCCTATGCCTGCCATAACGGTTCCGAAAAGAACTGGCTATAACTTCCAAGGTTATTTTGATGTAAAGACACCTACTGACGATAAGCCCGGTACAAGATATTATAATGCAGATGGAACATCGGCGCAAAACTGGGACAAGGCAAAAAGCACAATACTGTATGCTCGTTGGGAATTAAAGAAATGCACCTTAACATTGGTAGCAGACCCAAGCAGTTATGGTAGGGTCACAAGAAAGCCGACCACTCAACTTTGGTACGGAGATGAAGTTACCTTAAAGGCTACTCCAACTCAACCTTGGTTTAAGTTTACTCGTTGGACAGATAGCGCATCTGGGTATAATTAGGCTGAAAGAAAAGTTACAGTTACAAGTGATAGAACATATACTGCAAACTTTGAAGAAAACCAAAATTATTCTTTTGGTAGTTATAAGATAAAAGTTGTTGCAAAAAGCAATAGTTCTTCTCGTGGTCTTGTCGCACTTTACACAGAAGCAGGTTCTTCGTAGGATGTTTCTGCAATATACTCTCCCGACACCGCAATAACATTAGGCGGTGTTGAAGCAACCGCAACTATTGGAAGACTTGAAGCACGTCCCAAAAATGGATATGAGTTTGATGGGTGGTCAAGGACACATACCTATACACCGAAGCCGAAAAGCGGAAATCCTGTTACAGACCCGACAGTAACAAACTATGACCCAGACAAAGCCATAAATGAAAATGTTGATGTCTCTTCAACAATGGTAGCCCTTTCAGAACTTTCTGGGGATTATGGGGATAGTAGTGGTGGTAATTTAGTAACTGTTACTTTTACCGCTTCATTTAAGAAATCTGTTAATGATTGTGTATTAAAGGTCTATAATAACCAGACAACAATGGGCGAGTTCAAAATAGACGGAACCGCTTATTCTGAATCGGAAGCAACAGAGTATTATGCAAACGGAACAAGTGTTCAACTGGAAGCCGTACCATACACCAACTCTGGCTGTAAGTTTGTCAGTTGGAAGGATATGGAAAGCGGTGACATTTTAGCCACCACAAAGAAGTACACAGTAAAACTTGTTGGTAGCGGTGACCCTGCGAACCCAAGTGTAAGAAAACTCCTTGCAACTTTCAAGACAGACCCGAACTATGTTTACAAGACTTCTCTTAATGATGACAAAGCATTAGATGCAGGGTACTATGTAAAGGTAAAGCCTTTCGTAAAAGAAGGTCAGAGTGACTACGGAACTGTAAAGGTAACGAATACCTACTACAATGACAGTACAGAAACCTATGGGAAGACCATAGTATATAGGAATATAACCAACGGCGGTATTCCATACCCAACACAAAAAGCAACGATAACCGCAACTCCGAACCCCGGCTATGCCTTTGTAGGGTGGAAGTATAGCAGAGATACTATGTTATCTCATAGTGATTGGGGCGAGAACTCATCTGCTGTTCTGAAAATAGACGGAAAGAGTGAATCGAAAGGAAGCATTACAGTTGTAAAGAACAGCACAACGGCTGTCACTTCCAACACAGAAGCATCTGTGGTTTTTTGCGGAACACCCACAATGGCAGGTTTGTATAAGACAAACGAGTGTGTCCAGTTCGATGTTGAAGCAGAGTTCAAGATGAACGAGTTGAAGCCTGTTTCTGTTACGAGAAACAAGGATTTAGGTACTGTATCTGGTGCAGGGTCATACCCCTACGGAAGCGTTGTTACAGTAAAAGCAACCCCGAAGCAGGGGGCAACTGTATCTGGTTATTAGAGGTGGCAGGATGGAACTCTTGTTGACGAAATATCTACCACAAGTCAGCAATACACATTTACTGTTCCAGAAGCCCCAGAGAGCATTACGGTAAAAGTAATTTTCGCTGTACTAAAACTTGGTCAATATATAGTTAAGTGTAATGTCCGTACAGAAAATTCAAATAAAGGTTCTGTATCGAATGTTTCTTATAAGTATTCTGACTATAAAGATATTACCATATTAGGTGTATAGGCAACTGTTCCAACATTCACAACTGTTGTAACTCCTGCATCTGGGTGGGTGTTCTCTGAATGGGAAAAGGAACTGGTTAGTGTAACTCCGGTAGATTGGGCAAATACATCTACTTGGAACATTGACCCAGAGTTGACATAGAATTCCATAAACCCGAACTCCTATGATATTAGTGCGTGGGCAAAACTTGTTGCACAGCAAGCGGAAAATTACCCAGAGAATGAAGAAGTACATTTAAGGCTAACAGCAAAGTTTGCATCTATAAACCCAGACCAACCACCCTATGCACTTATTGTTAAACCTATATCTGGCGGTGGTGGAACAGTTACAGGTAGCACCTACAAGACCCAGTTGACAGAGATAGGCAATTACAGAACATTGTCTGATATGGCATTTAGTGCTTCTCCGAGCGCAGGTTATCATTTTGTAGAATGGACACAAGATGCTCCTGTTTATGATATGCCAGATGGTGTTGGTAGTGCTTCAAGTTTTTCTACTACATATTCTCCAAACGCAACTTCCTCTTCCGTTACAGCAACAACAACTGGCAGATGGACAAAAGTAAGCGGTTATAGTTATGGTCAAGATTAGCACTCTGTATTCATTTAGATAAGGGCAAACTTCGCCCCGAATACCTACACGGTAACATTTGACAGGAACGGCGGTTCTGGTGGTACCAGTTCGACAACCGCAACTTATGGTAGCGCAATGCCTTCCATAACCCCACCAACAAGAAGTGGGTACCTGTTCCTTGGGTACTTCGATAAGAAGAACGGTGGAACACAATACTACGATGAGAACGGAGCATCAGCGAATAACTGGAACAAGACCAGTAACACTACTCTGTATGCACAATGGGCAAAAGACGGTCTTTCCATAAAAGTTTACAAGAGTAGCGGTTGGAAGACTTGCAGTATCAAGGTATATAAGGGAGCCGAAACTGGTTGGGTTGAGTGTTCATTAAGAAAAGCCCAAAGCACAAGCGGTGATTGGACTTAATGTTGTATATATAACAGAGGAATAAGATTTTGGCAGATATTAGTAAACTCACGATTGGTAGTGGGGAATACAACTTAAAAGACACGATAGCAAGAACTTCCATAGCATTTGGTGTTGTTGACTCAACATCAACTGCTACGGCATTTACGGCAACAATTCCGGGAATAACAGAATACTTTGATGGTCTTGCCATTATGTTAAAAAATGGTGTTGTTACTTCGGAAGAAGGCTTTACCATAAACATAAATGGTCTTGGGGCAAAAGGTTCATACAACAATATGGCTGCTTCATCAAGAGATACCACATTGTTCAATATAAACTACACGATGCTCTTTGTGTATGATAGTACGAGAGTATCTGGCGGTGGTTGGATTTGTTATCGTGGCTATGATGCTAACACGAATACCATTGGTTATCAGTTAAGAACAAACTCATCTACAAGACCAGTTACAGACCAGACAGGTAGGTATCGTATTCTGTTTACATCGGCTGACGGTGGCAAGTGGGTGCCTGCGAACAGTTCCTCTTCAACGAGTGCAACCGCTTCAAAGACCGTTATTACAACTCCGATAAATCCTTGGGGAGAGATTGCATATTATTCATCAACCACAGTTTTGTCGGCAGGCACAGATGTTGGTACAAGTGCATTGTGGTCATAGTACATATTGACACTTGGATATTCATTCAACAGAACAAATGTTGCGCTTGTTATGACATACCCGGCATCTATTTATGTGAAATGTACCCCATAGGCAAATGGGTCAGCAATTATAGATGCCGATAATCCGTATGTAGAGGCACTTCCGTCAACAAATGATGGCAAGATATATATTTATCTCGGCAGGTCATATTCCGCTACAAATATCGAACTTGTAAACTGGCACCCAGTATTCTACCACGATGGAACTGGTATAAGATTTTGGACAGGTAAAACTATTCCAGAAGCACCAGTAAACGCTGATTGGAATGCAACCTCTGGTCTTTCCCAGATTTTGAACAAGCCTGCAATTCCGTCAAAGACAAGTGACCTTACGAATGACAGCGGATTTTTAAGTCAAGCGGTTACTTCATTAGAGGGAGAAACAGGAGATTTATACCTTGCTCATTCTACTCTTGGTAATGCTTCTGTTGTATCAAATGTGGCTGTTGTTACAGGTGTAGAACTTGGTGATTTTTCATTTCCTTATGCAGAATCCAAGACAGTTGTTATCGGCGGTACGAGAACTTCGATAACACCAGTAACAAAGAAGACAGTTGTAACATCTGCAAGCGGTGCTACTGCTTCTTATCAAAGTGGCATTTTAACGATTACAAACGGCAGTTTCAGCACAGGAGATTCTGTAACGAACGGAACCGCAATTAGTGTATATACTACTCTTTCCACAGATAGTTCTATTGAATGGTACGAAGGGTCTTACCCATCAATATCCTACTCTACTACTCTTGTTCCTACTTTGTCAATAAGTGCAGAGCAGGTTGTAATTGGTATTACTTCAAGCAGAACAGCACCAGTAGTCAACAGAGGATTAGTAGGTTACGCTACTGTGGAATAATAAATTAAAGGAACGCAATGGGAACTATTGCAAAAGTAACAGCAGGAGGAGCAACCCACCTCATAGCATCAACTGCATACGGAACTTGCCCGACAGGTGAAACAACCGCATCCAAGGTGGCAACAATATAGGACAGCCAAGCATTTACCTTAATTGCAGGAGAAACTATCCATATATACTTCACCTATAAAAATACTGCGGATTCACCTACGCTTAATGTAAATAGTACAGGTGCAAAACCTATTAGGCTGTATGATACATCTGTTCCAAAAGGAACGGCTCTAAATTGTTCTTGGAAACAAAAGAGTATCATATCGTTCACATACAATACAGATTTAGTTTCTACTGGCTGTTGGTTAATGAATGATATTTCAGCCCCAGAAGCATCCGAGATATTTTTTGACTATCAAGGTGCTTATGAACAAGATTTTGACACAACGGCAGGTAATGTTCAAGATGCCATAGTAGATGCTTCTATGTATTCTCTTGGTTTATCGAAGGCTTCTTATTCATTTACAATAAGTGGGACTTCTGTTTCTTCAACCTTTACCTATTCAACACTCACTTCTGACTTTAACAAGGTAAAAGATGTAGTCATCAAGGCTTCTGACGGTTTAACCTATTAGGTTGTTTCTACAAATGACTCAACGAGAACGATAGTCCTGTCAGCCGTTGATACTACAAATAGTTGTATCAAAGTCATAACAGCAACTTCTTCAACCGCTTCAACTAATTTAAGTGGTACATTAACTACAATTCCTATCGGTGGTTCTGGCGGTGGTGGTTACATACTTACCTACGGAAATTCAGTTACCGTTGCGGATGTGGTTGATGCCATAGATAACGATAGTGTTCTTATGTGTCGTATAGACAATGACCCGAATTGGGAATATGCCTATATGACAAACCACGTGGTAGATTAGACTTCATTAGATATGATGGAGTTTACTCTTACTGCTCCGTCTTCAACAGGAACTTATGTTTATAAGTATGTTTGGGATTACACGCAAACTTCAACAAATAATGGTTGGAGTACAAGTACCTATGTTATCCCGAATGCTTACCCATATTTGCAAGCAACTGGCTCTGGCACAGTAACTCTTGCATAGTCTGCTATGACACAGGTTCCTGTTACCTCAACAGGTCAAATTGCATTTGGTACTGGGCTGTCAGTTGTTGATGGGGGAATAAAAGTCACAAATGCAGGTGTGTATCGGGTATCTGGTAGTGCTTATATTTCTGGTGGCACATCTCCTTATAGAAGAGGTGTGTTCCTAATGTATGGTGCTGACTATTCAAATACTACTGAAATAGTTGGAACTCAAACTTCTGATACTACTTCCTATTCGGGTGGGCTAAATGTTGGTCCTAAACTTGTTTCCTTATCTGCAAATGATATTGTTTTCCTGTGTGCAAGGTCTTCTAACGGAAACGGCTCTGTGAGTGGCGGTAACTCCGCAACATATCTATTAGTTGAACAGGTTGCTTCACAAGGAGATGCAGGAATAGCACAACAACTCAATTATCTTCCAAATGCAGACATAACAGAGTATTGAGGTGAGAAATGAGTGTAGCAAAAATAACTGAAACATATCTTGATGACATAGCGGATGCCATAAGGTTCAAACTTATGTCCAGTTCCGCAACATACACCCCACCTCAAATGGCTTCTGCCATTATGTCTATTGCAGGCGGTCCTAATGCTGTTTATGTAACAGACACGGTTGACCCAGAAACAGGCGGTATAATCAGAACAATCAACGGAACAGATATTTCCAACGATACTGTTGTAGCCGATGCTCTGTTGAGTGGGTTTACCGCCCACACAAGTAGTGGTGTTGCCATTGTCGGTACGCATAGTTGTTCTGGCGGTGGTGGAACAGACACCTCTGATGCCACTCTTACGAGTGGTGACCAGATGCTTTACTCCTATACGGCTTATGCAAAGGGGTTAAAGTTTACTGGTACAATACAAACAAAATCTGCAACTGATGTTACAGTTACAGGTTCTTCTATCACAACCCCAAGTGGGTACTTTTCACAGGCGGTTACAAAGAATGTTTCGGCAGGAAGTGCAACTACTCCTGCAACTACTATCACAGTAACCCCGGGGATTACGGTAAATGCAACTGGTCTAATTACGGCAACAGCAAGTGGAACGAGTAATGTAACTCCTACTGTTAGCGCAGGCTATGTTACCGCAGGTACAGCAGGTACCATTACAGTAAGCGGAACAAAGACAAGTCAACTTACCTCAAAGGGTACTGGCACTTATTATCCGTCAACGGCTGATTAGACTATTGCTTCTCAACAATGGTTAGTTTCCGCACAAACATTGAAGTCCGTAACCTATACAGGATTGACCGCAGGTAACATTGTCAGCGGTGTTGTAGTAAAAATCGGTGACACAGGAAATGCCAGTAGAATACTTCAAGTAACTGGTACGGCTTCAACTGGTGGTATAGATACTTCTGATGCCAATGCCGTTGCAGGAGATATTCTTTCTGGAAAAACCGCTTATGTAAGTGGGGCAAAGGTAACAGGTAATATACCGACAAAGACAAGTGCAGACATTTCAGAAAACGGAAGAAATGTAAGCATTCCGCAAGGTTATTTTTCATAGGCAACAACCTATGTGATACCTTCTTCCCCGATGCCAAACCCAGACATATCGGTAAACTATTCAACTGGTTTCATTACAGCAACAGTTACTTTGGACGAGGACACAGAGGGTTATCACGAATATCCTGCTTCTGGTTATGCAGGACAACAACTGCTCACAAAAAGTGCTACCACTTATAATACTTCTACTGCGAATCAGACCATTGGCTCTGGTCAATACTTAATTGGAAATCAAACGATACTCGGTGTTACCACCCAGAATCTCTCCGCTTCCAACATAGTAGCAGGGGTTACTATCGAGATTGGAGATAGTGGAAACGCAAGCAGAATAGCGCAGGTAACAGGTACCGCTTCTACTGGTGGCACAGATACAAGTGATGCTACTTTGACAAGCGGAGACCAAATGCTTTCCGCTTACACCGCTTACGCAAAGGGAACGAAGTACACAGGAACAATTCTCACAAGGACTTCTGCAAATGTAACATTGAGTTCAATGGACAGCGGAGCAAGTGTAATTGTTACAAGTGGTTATTATTCACAAAATGTTACTCTTGGTTTACCAGAAGCGGATGTGAATGGTGGTACTACATCCATTACAGTATCACCTGCTATAACGATAAATGCAAACGGCTTAATTACAGCAAGCGTTTCCAGTTCAAGCACAACTGCTGTTGGTGTAAATGAAAATGGTTGGATTACAGACGAAACCTCTTATACAGAGGGTACAGTTAGAGTAAGCGGTAGCAACACAAGTCAACTTACTTCTGTGGCTGCTTCTACTTGGTATGTATCAACCGCAGATAGAACTATTGCTTCTCAAGGGTGGTTAGTTGGAGCGCAAACCATAAAATCGGTTATTACCACCAATTTAAGTGCAAGTAACATAGTTAGTGGGGTCACAATAAAAATTGGTGACAGCGGAAATGCAAGTAGAATTGCATAGGTTGTTGGTACCGCCCAGATAGGAACAGACACAAGTGATGCAACATTAAGTCAAACAAGCCAACTCCTTTCTGGAATTACCGCTTATGCAGGTGGTAGTAAATATACTGGAACTTTGGTTGTGAAGAATTATTATACAGGAACTTCTGTTCCTTCTTCTTCTCTCGGAGATTTTGGTGATATTTATTTACAATACGATGACGGAACAACCTAATGATAGGTGATTTATGGCAACAGCAAGACTAATTCCGAGTACATATTCATTAAGTAATACTTCGCTTACTGTATCAGATGCAAACAATATGTATGCTAATACAGATAGCACAAATTACGCAAGTATTGGAACCACAAGCACAAACTCCAGATATATTTATGTTAAGGGGTTCAATTTCGGTAGTATTCCCTCTGGTGCGAATGTAACATCTTTTACAGTAAAATATAAGGGTAATGAAAGCGGATTATCCACAAGCACCTCTTATAGACCTCGTATTTGCAATAATACAACAGCCCTTACTGGTGGTTCAAGTGTAATCAGTACAACAGTAAATACACATTCATTTACTGGTGTTACTAATAGTTGGGATGACATTGCAGGATACGGTTCAAACTTTGCAGTTAGATTTACTGTTAGGTCATCATAGAACAATGCCCAAGGTTATCTTTATTTATATGGTGTTGAAATAGAGGTTGAATATGAACTTCCTCGTACAATCACTTCCAGTTTGGTGGGTAGCGGAACAATAGACCCGAATGGTGCTGTTTCTCTATATGACGGAGAAGATTACACCATTGAGATTACACCAACAAATTCGTCTGATACAATAACAGTAACGAATAATAGTGTAGATGTATCTTCACAACTTGTTCCCCCCGGAACTCGTTCAAAAACGGACGATACAGTTTTAGGAACCTATGCCTTGGTTAGCGGTGGGTTCAATGGTTCTGGTGGTACATATTTTTAGGGTCTTGTAGGCAAGGGCTATGATGCAACACAGACTACCACAAACTATTATTCAAGTGGAAGTGGTACTATTGCTGTGTTCACCTATCAGACACCAATAAGTGTTCCAAGTAATGCTACAATAACAGATTGTTATGTAATGGTTAATGGACACGCAGAAAGCACCTCACAATCATCAGAATATATGTGTGTCCAGTTGTATGCAGGCACAACGGCTATTTCTGACGAATTAAACTTCAAGAGTATTGGAACTTCAAACACAACACAAACGATACACGCTACTACATTACCTACGGCTTCCCAATGTGCAAACCTGCATATTCAATGCCGACTTGGTTATTATGGTGGTGCTATAAGTGGTGCTACTGTTTTTGTAACCTATACGGCAACAGTTAATTCCTATACATACACTTTCACAGTTTCAAGTGATGCCACCATTGTTGTCACGATAAGTGGTAGTTCTACCCTGCCACAATTATGGTGGAAGAAGCCCGGAGTTGGTTGGGTAAAAGTGACTCCATATACAAAGGGAAGATTAGCGTGGTAGCAATTCACGAATATAGACCCAACTGACCCAACGTGGGGATTATATTTCAGCACATCCTTTAATTATAGAAATATGGACGAATAAAAATGGCAGGTGTAGCAAAAGTAATCTTTAACAATAGAACATTGGTAGATGTTACACAGGACACCGTTTAGTCTGGCACACTTATGGCAGGTGAAACAGCATTAGGTTCTGACGGAGAGGTTGTATTAGGAACAGCGCAGGAAGACCACGAAAAGGATTTAATAGAGGGTACAATAAGCGGAGCATACATAAATCCAACAGCAACTTTCGTTGGTTCTTGGTTGTTCCAAGGTTATCAAAGTTTGACCTATGTAAGTTTACCACAGGCTCAAATTGTCAGTAGTTCTGCATTTTAGGATTGTACTAATTTAAGTGGCGCAACTTTCTTGAAGGCTTCTTCTATATATAATAGTGCCTTTATGGGGTGTCAGAAACTTGAAGAATTAAACCTTCCTATGGCATCAAAAATGAACGATTATGCGTGTTATGGTTGTTCAATTTTGCATAGTGTGAATGTTCCTTATGTGTTTTCCCCGGGGGCTACTACTTTTCAAAACTGTTATTCTCTTTCCTGTTGGGTACACGATAGCAAAGGAATATATACAGGGTGCTTTGCAGGTTGTATAAATTTATCCATTGTAGATTGTGGTCCAAGACTTCAAGAGACTCGTCCTACTATGTGGCAGGATTGCTCGAAATTATCTACAATTATAATGAGGAGAGATTTTGCTATTGTAGCATTATCTGCTTCAAACGCATTAAATAAGACACCATTTTGGAGTACAGGAACAGGCGGTGTTCTGTATGTCCCTCAATCATTGGTATCTGCGTATCTTTCCGCAACGAATTGGTCACCTGTTTTGGCTTACGAGAACAATGAAGTAAGAGCAATAGAGGGTTCTCCCTATGAAAGTATGTACGCTGACGGAACCCCATTGACCGAGGAATACTTGGGCGCATCAAGTAGTGATTATGTGGAACTAACTGTACCATATTCAGATGATTGGGTTGTTGAAATAGACGGTATTCTTAACTATCTTAACCCCCCGACTACTTATATATATTTTTTCCGTTGGGGTAGCGGAAGTTACGGCGGTGGTTTCAAATCTGGAAGCCAGTTGACTTGGAGTTTGAATAACGGTATGCAGAGCATACTCTTAACTGTCGGAGCAAACCCAATTAAAAATGTTCTGTTCGATTATGTTAGCAAAACAATTTAGGCGGTATCTGTGTATGATGTAACCTATACATAGTCAACAACCGCAGCCACGGTGTCCCCGGGTAATGTGTATGGAAGACTATGCTTTACACAGGGTGAGTAGTTTAAGAGAGTTAGTTTTACAGACCAGAATGGTGTTGTTAGATATAATTACATCTGTTCAAAAGATGCAAATAATGTAGCGTGTATGTATGATACAATAAATGATACATATTCCTATTCATACAGCGGAACCGCAAAAATAATAAAACGATGAAAATATCCAAAGTGCTTTTGAATGAAACCTCATAGATTGACCTTACCGAAAACACAGCAGAACCGCAGGCTGTTCAGTATGGAATCATTGCACATACCTCGCAAGGAAATGAGATAGTAGGTTCAGCAGATTTCGGGGATATGTCAAATTCAAGAGAGAATGACATTGTTCAAAGAACTTTGTCTGGTACATATTCCAGTAGTGATATAACGATAATAAGAAGAGGTGCATTTGCAGGTTGTGCATCATTAGTGTCTGTTGATTTTCCCAATGTTTCTTCTGTCGGAAGTTCTGCGTTTACAAGTTGTGCAAGTCTAATAACTGCGAATTTTCCTTCCGCAACTTACATTGGCTCCTGTGCATTTTCTAATTGTGGAAAATTGTCAGAGGTGAATTGTTCACAGGCTGAATACCTTGGGAATTATGCTTTTTTCAGATGCTATTCGTTGCCATCACTTTATGCACCGAGTGTGTCCCAGATTGGTGCTTGGGCATTTGAGGGATGTAGTTGTCTTTCCAGTATAAATGCACCAGATGTTACGAATTTGGGAAACAATGCCTTCAAGTCTTGTTGGACTCTTCCATCTGTTTCATTCTCGTAGTGTACTACTATGGGTTCCACCGCTTTTTAGTTCGCATCTTCGTTGACCTCTGTGTATATACCAAAGGTTACAAATTTGCAGGCTCAATGTTTTGACCAATGTACTTCTCTTTCCAAGTTTGATTTCTCACCAGTTGTTAGCATTGGCAAGTCAGCCTTTTATAGTACAATACTGACTTCCGTTCATTGTCCTGTTGCAACAAATATAACAGGTGTAGATGCTTTTAGAAAGTGCCTATCTATTTAGACAGCCGTTTTTGAAGAAACTTTGACAAATACACAAGGGTACCTGTTTGAAAGTTGCACAAGTTTGTCAATCTATGACGGAAACGGAAGATTTGCAGGTTGGGATTTATCTGGTTGCGCTTCCTTGTCAACAATTATATTGAGGAAGCCACAAATTGCACTACTCGGTAGTCCAAACGCTTTTACTGGAACTCCGCTTGATAGTACAGGAACAGGCGGTACAATCTATATTCCAAAGGTTTTATATGACCATCTTGGTGATGCTACTGTCTGGGATTATAAATCTGCTACAAACTGGTCAACTCTTGATGGTTATGGAAATATAACTTGGGCAAAAATAGAGAGTAGCCCATACGAAGAGTATTTCGGGGACGGTGTTGAAACTATATTCCACAGTATTATGAATTCTGATGGAACCCCAAAAGACAATACTTGGGATTACGAGTGGGATTACACAGATGGATTGCTCTCTTCTAATGGTTGGAAAAGAAATAATAGCGCAGGAACAACGAGTGAAACTTTGGTTAGTGAGGGTGTTCAACTATCCGCAGGAACAGGGTATTACATATATATGACTAACTCCGCATACCAAGGTGACAGGGTTTTAATGGAAGTCTATCTTAAAGTTGACTCCGCAGGTACTTTACAAAATTCAAGGTTGTGCGTTTCCAACGGTGTAAACGGAATATAGATTTACCCGGCTGGAACTACTTGGAGATACAACAATAGTTCCTCAATGGGTAATTGCCAGAATTTGCCTGCTGATTTTCAAGCGAATGCAGATATATGGTACAAAGTAAGATTACTTTTGTATGATAGTAAAGCCTATGTCTGGATTGACGGAACTTTGGTTGGTACCTGCCCTAAAACTTTTTGCACAACAACATCAGTAACATCTACTGCTGTTTGGGCGCAAGGTCCTTGTACTGTTACCTACAAGAGTATAAAGTTAAAGAAGTTCACATAAGGAAATTACAATGGCAATCGTTACTGAACAATTTGAAGTAAATGGGGTGTCTTTCACGAGGACATATTCTAATTCCCACAGGTGTGTAGTAAGAGATGGAGAATCTTATTCAGAAGCAACAGACCCAACAGAACTGGGGAGAGTTTACACAGAGGGTGAACTGATTGAAGAAGATGCCACGGAAGAAGATAAAATGAAAGAACTTCTCAACATACTAATGGGAGAACAGGAATGATATTTGATTTATTTGAATCTTATTCGGAAGCAGTTGAGAAAGCAAGAAAGATAAGGGCAATGATAGAGAAAGCATCTGTTTCTTTATCTGACGATGATGCTTTCTCCGTTCCAGAACTTTTCCCGACTTGGCAACCCAATACTTCCTACGCTTTATCTGATAAGCCTGTAAGAGTAAGGTACAATGGTTTGTTGTATAAGTTAGTACAGGCACATACAAGTCAAGTAGGTTGGGAGCCAGATTAGGTACAAGCCTTATGGACACAGGTTGCAGAACCCGGACAGATAGATGTTTGGAGATAGCCGACAGGCGCACAAGATGCCTACGCAAAGGGAGATAAGGTTTGGTACCCAGATAAGAACGGACATATCTATATTTCTGTCTTTGACGGAGCAAACATTTGGCAACCAGATGTGTATGGTTGGGAGATAGTAGAATGAGTTATGTAAAACAGACTTGGACTTCTAATGATGTTATAACGGCAAGCAAACTCAATCATATAGAAACTGGAATTGAAGATGCAAGTGGTTCTGGTGGTGGAATTCCTGTTATTACAATAGATACAACACAATCAGCAGTACACGCTTCCACTTATAATGTTTATTTCCCAGTTCTTTCTTCGCAGTAGTCCATAGTTCAAAATGCTTTTGATAATAACCAACCATTGATGTTGAAGTTTACTCAAAGTAGTATGTTTATAACTTCTTTGTTGAATACATCTGCTAATTGTATCTACCCTGCGTATGGTGAAGCAACAAAGGAAATATGTCATTCTGGGTATCAATTGGCTAACTATGATGGGTGGACATTAGCAGGTGGTTTGATTCCTGCCTTATATTATCAACCAAGTATAAGTATGTGGACAAACAATCTATACATAGACTAACAAGGAAGTAAATGTATTCTAAAACAACTTGGCAGAGTGGTGATACCGTTACTGCTGTAAGAATGAACAACATAGAAAATGGAATAACAAATCTTCCACCTGTTACTCTAAATGATGTCGGGAAGTATTTGAAGGTATATGTTGACTACAATAATCTGGTAGAAACAGACATTATCTCTTCATAGGTCGTTTCCACCACGGCTTTAACTCCAGAAGTGAAAATAGATTAGTCTTCCTTTAATCCATTTTTATATTTTACAGCAGAAGGTGCCACGATGTATGTGGACAACGCTTCATACGAAGTAACGAACCAGAATGATAGTTTTACCGCAACAGACTCTTCTACTGGTGTTACATACGCATTTAGTTATATTTCCCCGAAGGCTTCTTCCGAGGGTGTGTACTTTTCAGCATATAATGGAAGTTCCCCAGTTGGGGGTAGATATACAGTAAGACTAACAACATTAGCACCAAGAGTATATTATGGAGTAGGAGAAGAGGAATACACACCGCCTGCTATGTAAACATTGTATATAATGTTATAAATTAGTAAAGGAGAGAGTTATGTTTTTAGTAGTTGAAGCAGCCCACAACGAGAATGGGCAACTGAACAACGGAACCCCCGGTGACCAGACAAAAGACGAGGTAAGAATTAGACAACTTGGCTCTAATGATTTTACCTACATTTTGAGATGCCCCGACAAAGCAAAGGCAAAGTGCATTTCCGAAGATGCTGTGAGAATTGCGGAGAATGACCACATTGGCTATGCCCAATATAGTGATTCTTCAAGCAAATATGCAGCCAGATATGGTCTTTGGTATGCTATGCGTGGTCTTGAAGTTCCAGAAATTCAGCCACTTGAAGAGCCAAAAGAACTTACCGACCCTATTAAGGTTAGTAAGGCAACAGCATCGAACGGTAGAGTAGATTTCTCAAAGATTAAGACAGATTGCAACACGGATTGTAGTCAGTTAGCAAGTTGTGTTCTTACGAACAACGGCTACCAGAGTGGAATGTATATGTCAACTTCCACAGAAATAAAAGTGCTGACAGGTCTTGGATTTACTAAACTTCCATATTCTTTGGATGCACTTCAAGACGGTGACATTCTTTGGAGAACAGGTCATACTGGAATTGCGGTGAAGGTAGCAGACGAAATCCCACCACAGCCACAGCCATCAGACGGTAGCGAAGACAAGGAGACAGGAGAAGTGTTTTCAGCAGTATTAAAGAGTTCATCAGCAACAAAAACTTGGTCAACAGGCGCAGGTGTCAATTCCAGAAAGACCCCATATATTACAATCCCACAGGCACTCATTGGGTTTACACCTAATGTCATTTGCGTACAGCAACAAGGCGAAGTCCTTTCTCTTTGCCAATGGATGCGTGAGCAGAACGAGGGCTTCCTGTTCTGTTCTAATGAAAAGAATAATGCAAGCGCAGGTATCGCAGTTGGAACAAAGGCAGGCTATTTCAACCCAGATGCTGATAAGTTAATCATTCCTGTAAGGTTCCCAGAAGAGAATTACATTGTAAAGATTTACAGATAAGGAGTAAACTAATGGCAAAATCTTGGTTTCAAGTAGTAAAAGATGCTATCCAAATGTATAAGGATAGAGATAAGTATGCCTACTTTTATGGGGCAAAGGGGCAGGTCCTCACCAAAAAAGTGATGGAAAATTTGTGGAACGCAGAACCCGGGTACTTCAAAAAATACTCGTAGGCTGAAAAGGAACAGATTTTTAGAAATTCTTTGGGGAAAGTAGGACTCGACTGCTCCGGATTCGCCACCAGAGTTACTGGTGAAACTGGTTATTCAAAGACCATTTATGCAAAACGCACAAAAGAAACAACCCTTGCAAATGGTGTAGCAGGTCAATTCCTTTACACAACTTTCAACGGAACTGGTCGGCACATCGGTATAGATGCCGGAATGGGCTTTACACTTGATATGGGAAACGAGTCCACCGATGCTATCGTGGCACAGCACAGAGATTCCGTAAGACTTCTCAACATTGGTGACCTTGCTTGGGAACACTCGTTCCAGACCGCAGCCGTGAATTACAACGGAGCATACGGAACAGACCCCAACACATTCCCTTGTGAGGGTAAGGCAACAACCGCTGTATATGTAAGGAAAGGACCGTCTGGCTCATACGAAAAGCAGAAGTTTGACAGAAACGATGGTCTTGGTGTAAGAACCTACTTACAGGCAGGCGAGAGTGTTGAAGTTATCGGGCAGAGCAACGGTTGGTACCAGTTGAACATTCAAGGCAAGAGTGAGTTCTGGCAACCGTGGGCAAGTGCAAAGTATATTCAATTATAATCTTATTTCATATATGAAAAATGAAAAAAATCGCATTTTCGTTTGAAAAAGGTTAGCAAAATTGAATGACAGTATATGTTCATATTGAGGGGGCTTCCTGCCCCCTACGAACTGTTCTTATAAGAGAGTAAAATATGGCAGACAACATTAAGACAGAAGATTTTATATTCACAGACAATGGCTCTTCCGACAAGGCTGTTTTAGGTACATTGGAAGGACCTTGTGCTGACTTCGTTGACAGCACAAGGAACGGAAGACACTACACAGACGAACTGTGGGAAAAGGTCTTTGCTGACGGAACTATTGCTTCTGAACTAATTGAAAACGGCGGTATCCCCGGAGAGATGGACCACCCTGCCGATAGGGAAGAAACTGATTCTTCCAGAATTGCAATCTTGATGAAAGACAAGCCGAAGAAGAAAGACGGAAAACTTTGGGCGAAGTTCCAAATCCTCAATACTCCTTTGGGCAAGATTGCGTACACATTAGCCAAGGCAGGTTTCAACCTCGGCATTTCAAGCCGTGGGTCGGGTGATACCTATACAAACTATGACGGTGAAGAGTATGTGGATGAAGATACATACGATTTCAAGGCATTTGATTTAGTTCTTGTTCCTGCTGTAAAAGATGCCAGATTGCATCTGGTTACAGAGGGGTTACAGGAAAAGTTCGATTACAAGAAAGCCTTAACCGAATCTCTCAATTCCGCAAAGGAAGAAGAGAAGAAAGTTATGCTTGAAGAACTTGACAAACTTGGTATTAAGTTGAACGAGGGTGCTTACTCGCAAGATGTTCTTCAAGCGGTAGTTGACCATTTTGGCACTCTTTCTGAACTTGATATTTATAATGGTCCTACATATATTTTGCCAGACGGTTCGTTCTTGGATTTAAGAAATCAACCTCATCATAGTGTTGTTGAGAGGTGGCTCATTGACAACGGATTATCAAACGAAGAGTATATTGAAACCGCAGGTAGTCAAACTTTGTATGACCTCGGTTGTATAAGATGTGACTATCTTAAAAACTATATTGCCCTTTGTTCAAAACAACCTACAAGGAACCAATATAATTCTCTTCTTGTGTGGCTTGATGAACTATCTAAAACAACGAGGAATGTTCAAGTAATATCTCCAACGGATTAGGCTGTTACATATTGGTTTAATGAATACTTGACAGATGATGTTGTTGAAAGGATAAAGAGGTATTACTCTTCTGGCAGGCTGTACGAAAAGGTTGATATGTCAAGAGCGCACTCTAAATTATTTGACAGAAGACCGATAGGTGAAGAATTGAACACATTATACGAAGAAAAATCATCCCAAGAGGGTGTTGATATAGATGCAGTTGTTGAAAGTGATAATGCCACCAATGATGGGTCTTCATTAGTAGAAGAACTGCAAACCGCTTCATTAGAGATTTAGAAATTACAGGAAAAGGTTGGCTCTCTCCAAGAGAAACTTTCAGTTTGCTATGCGAAGGAATATGATTACAAGGGAGAGATTGAACGGCATAAAAAGACCATTGCAAGGCTGATTGAATCCAATAAGACTATAAATCCTCTCAAAAAGCGTGTAGAACAGTTGACAGAAGAATTAGATAGTAAGAACAAGAGTTTACAGGATTCTGATAGCAAAGCCAAGGGGCAGGACGATAAAGTAAAATCGTTAAAGAAAGAAGCATCTCTGTTAAGAGAAAACTTATCAGAAAACAAGAAGTTATCAGATAATTTGAAAGAGCAACTGGAACAGGAGAGGGAGAACACCGAAAGGTTGGCTTCCGACTACGAACAGCAGATTGAAGCCCTTAACGAGCAACTGATTTCTGAAAAGAAAGATTCCGCTGTAAATAACAAACGGTACTCTGACAAATTAGAGAAAGCAAACCAGTTAGTAGAGAAGTATAAGAAAATCGCAAAAGCATCTGTTGAAAGATACATTGACTTTTAGGCTACCAAATTGGGTGTGCCTGCAAACCAGATAAAGTCAAGGCTCGGAGAGAGTTACACATTTGACGATATAGATTCCATTTGCGAGGACATACAGGATTACAGACTTGGCTTAAACTCACTTCCGTTCCGTCAAGGTTTTACAACTGGAACGAAGATGAAAGTAACAGAATCACTCGACACAACAATCCCTCTGAATGAGGATGACAAACTTGACGATACATTATTGAGTATCGTAGGTCTTAAATAACAAAAAATAAAACGAAAGATTATAAGAGGTATATAAAACTTATGGCTACAAAGAATTTAGTTGAAGCATATAAGAACCGCATCAATGTTGCCGATGCTTACCACGCACAAATGCACAACGGCGCAAAGATGGATTCTTATAAGAAACTTCTCATTGCAAACTCCCTTAACAATGTTTCAAAGTTTATGAACGAAGCATTTGAGCAGAGTGCAGGTGTCCAAAGAGCAGCCCTTGGGGATTAACAATGTAGTCCATTCAGCCAGTAATGGTTGAATAAATCATATACCAAATTTCATATCTGTGGGACAGGGATTGGCTCTCCTTTTCAATGCTCACATCATTGGATTACCACAGTTTTTATACTAATTATTTATGTGAGGAATAGTTATGTATGGTTATGTGTATCTTACTACGGACTTGACTAACGGAAAAATATATGTTGGTCAGCACAAGTCCGAAGTATTTGACGAGAATTATTTTGGTTCTGGAAAAGTAGTAAAGAGGAAAATACAGAAGTACGGAAAAGAAAATTTTACTTGCAAAATTCTTGAAGAATGTGATTCAGAAGAAAGTCTAAATGAAAGAGAGATTTTCTGGATAAAAGAACTTAATGCCCTTGACAAAGAAGTTGGGTACAACATTGCAACTGGAGGTGCTTTTGGTGACAGCGGTTATCATTTAGGAATGCTTGGAAAGCACCAATCAGACAAGTAGAAACAGGCTGTTCGTGATTACTTAAAGACATATTCTTGGTCTGATGAATCAAGAAAGAAGTTAAGTAAATCAAAAATGGGTAATAGGAACGCATCTGGTAACATCGGGTATATTCACATTTTTAAGGATTAGCAGGAAAAGAAAGTAAAACCAGAACAATTAGAATAGTATCTGTCAAATGGTTGGTAGAAAGGTCACAAACCATACTCTGAAAAAACTATTCTTGATAAAAAGTCAAGATATGCAAACTCTGTTTATGTCAACAAAGACGGAGTTGTAAAGAATGTCAGTAAGGAAGTGCTTGAACAGTATTTACAACAAGGTTGGGTAGTTGGTAAAGGTTCCTATTCAGAAGAAAGAAAGCGGAAGAGTAGCGAAACTCAAAGAGGTAGGATTTGCATAACTGATGGAAAGACGAACAAATACATAAATAAAGAAGAATGGTCAAAATACGAAAGTCTTGGCTATTTCAAAATGTGTAAACAAAAGTATGAAAAGTTATATGAGAATACTCGGTGAATTACTGGGAACTCCTTTCATTTCGCAATCTATGAAAGGACAATCAGTAGCCAAGCATTGTGTAAAACAATGAAGGTTCAACGACTATCGAAAGCATAGCATAAGAGAAAAACTTATGTGAAGAAGCGAGTAGAGTACACCGCAAGTGCGGTGGAAGTTCCGAGAATCCTATAGAGGTGTTACAATATAGGATTATGATATAGTCTGAACTCTATGGTAACATAGAGAGAATAATCGGAAACGGATTATTCGTAACATAATTTGTACAAGAGATTCTGCTTAACACTTACAACCCTTGCACTTCCAAATATGATTGCTCCCGAAATCGTCCTTACGGTTCCAATGGCTTCCAGAACTGGATACGTTGCATATCTTAACTACACAACTGGTTCCAAGAAGGGCGGTGTGAACCGTGGTGATTTCCTCAATGGTCCTTGGAGCCTTGGTCAGATGACCGAAGACAGACAGGCTTACACTTCTTCTTATGTTGTGGAAAGCATTGATGCTTCTGGTAACAGCACCGAGTCCGTTGACCTTATGTGGAAGCCCCTTATCGGTTCCATTAAGGTAAAGCAAAATGGTCAACTTCTTGTCGAAGGTACCGATTTCACAGTTGCTTATGGTTCAGCCAACACAAAGGTTGACAAGAGATTCACAGCCAACACAGTTGGTTCTGCTCTTGATGCAAACCTTGGCACCACAACCCAAGCAACCGACAGAGTTTTCGGCAACTCCGCACTTGACCAAGCACCAAATGACAATCCTGCCAATGGTGTTTCTCCTGCAACAGATGGCACAATCACAATTACTTTCACAGATGCTCCAACAGCAGGTGATAAGATTGTTATTGGCTATCAGTATGACAATGTTGTAATTCCACAAACCGATATTCCGCACCTCAACGCAGAGATGGCTGAAATCACACTCGCAGCCCACGCTCGTAGAATTGCTATTTACTATTCACAGATTGCCAACTTCCAAGCAAAGACCGACTACGGTTTCGACCTTGGTGACAACCTTGCAAAGCAGGCTATTGGCGAGTTGCAGTATGAAATCGACAGCGAAGTAGTTTCTGGTCTTTTTGAAGCAGTTGACCCTGCTACCACAGCCAGACACACTTGGTCAAAGACCCCCGGTGTTGGTGTTTCTCTTATTGAGCATTACCAAGGCTTTGCAAAGGTATTTGACGAACTTGCTACCGAAGTCTATCTCAAGACCCAGAAGTTTACCCCGAATTATATGGTTTGTGCAAGAGATGTCATCACAGTTCTTTCATTCCTTAACGGTTGGCAGGCTGCACCTCTTGGACAAATTAACGGTCCATACTATGCAGGTTCCTTCAACGGCATTAAGGTTTATGTCAGCCCAATGATGGCTTCTGGTCAGTTCTTTGTCGGTGTCAACGGCAACGATATGCTTACTTCCGCAGCCGTTTACGGTGTCTATATGCCAATCGTTCCAACCCAACTTCTTGGGTTCGCAGATGGCGGTATGAGCCAAGGCTTCTCGACACTTTATGACTTCCAGATTCTCTCAAAGGATGAGAATGGTTATTCACCACTTCTTGCAGGTGGTAAGATTGTTGCTTAATTTTTAAGTAACTGAATAAGTGAGGGGGCTTCAAAACCCCCTCACGATTTCCAAAATTGGAGATAAAAATGAAACTTGGTGACAATGTTAAGTACACAGACGAAGATAACAATGAAATCCTCGCTGTTGTCCAAGCAAAGACCGAGGATGGTCAGTTAGTGATTTCACTCCCCGGCGGTGTTTCTCTGACAGTTGACTCGTCAGAGGTAGATGATGATTTAAGCGTTTAACATATTGTATATAATTAAGACAGGTTTTTATCTGTCTGTTTTTTCATATAAGAATAAATAGGAGTAAAAGAATGTTCGTTTACCAGACAAAGATTAACGGAAAAGACGGTTTAGTGCTTGTTTCCGAAACAACCGATGAGGGTCTTCAAATCCCTGCTATCGGCAAGGATGTACTTGTTGTTTATGAAGCAGATGGTGTTCTCCAATCCGCAAAGGGTACTATTGCCGAAGACGGTACTTTCGCAGAAGCCGATAGTTCGGACGAGGGCAAAGAGTAAGGAGTAGTAAATGTTTATTTATCAGACAAAGATTAACGAAAAGGATGGCTTGATTGCTCTCCCAGAAACACAGGACAACGGTAATCAACTTCCAATTTTCGGAGAAGAAGTATTTACAATTTCGGAGTCTGATGGAGTTCTGGAACAGAAAGACCTTGTATTGACAGAGGGTGGTGACACACAGAAGTACACAGTTGAGTTTGTTGACGATGACGAAACAACAGTTCTTCAATCTTCACAGGTTGCTTATGGAGAAACACCTGCTTATACTGGCGAAACACCCACAAAGGAAGCAACTGCTCAATATACTTACACATTCTCAAAGTGGACACCAGATTTAGCACCTGTAACAGCAGATGCAACCTATACTGCAAAGTATAGCAAGTCCACAAATAAGTATGATATTACATTTGTGAACTATGACGAGAGTGTTCTTCAAACAAGCAAGGTTGCCTACGGTCAGACACCTTCATATACTGGTGAGACCCCGACAAAGCCAGAAACAGCCGAGTACACATACACATTTGATAAGTGGTCACCAGACATTGTTTCAGTTACAGGCACAGCAACATATACTGCAACATTTACTGAAACAGCGAAGCAACAAGGCGAAGGCTAATTAAGTTAAAGTATGGGCAGGTTTTTTGACCTGCCCAAGAGGACTATTAAATGCAGATGCAAGCCTATGTAGATGAAGTGAAACTTCGTCTTACAGGTGGTGTCCTACAATTAGAAATTGACGATGCCACGATAATGAAAATCATAAACTCTGCATTTAGAGAAGTGCAGAGATACATAGATACAACTGTACTTGAAACTATCCCATTTCAACCTTGTATAGATTTGAACCCCAGAAAGATAAATGCTGTTGTTCGTATCTTTCGTGCAGAGGGTTTTACCACGGAGAGTTCTGATTCCACAGTTCAAGACCCAATGCTTGTCCAACAATGGCAGTTGCTTGCAGGTAACGGAAATGTATTGAGTATGTCCGACTATGCTATGAACTACGCAGCGTGGAGTACATCTTTACAGGTTAGGAATACTTTAAGTACAGACTTGGCATATAGATATGACAGGAATGCGAATAAGTTGTATATCAACACCAGTAGTGGTGCACCACCTTTGATTACGATTGAGTATATTCCGAGATACGAATTCGTTGAGCAGATATGGTCTGACTATTGGATAGATATATTAACTCGCCTGTCGGTGGCAATAGCGAAAGTTACATTGGGCAGGATTCGTTCAAGATATACATAGTCAAGTGCCTTATGGACACAAGACGGTGAGCAATTATTAAGCGAAGGAAACGAAGAGTTAAACAGTATCAGAGAGCATTTGATGACCAATACGCAGTTGGTATATCCTGTTGACTAAAATGATTATTAGGAGAAGTTGATGAACTTTTTAGACAATGCGTTTAAGACTCTGCAAAGGTTGAACGAGGAAACATTCGACCTTTCGGGAGCCGACACCCCAGAAGAACTCGGTGATTTTCTGGATTAGGACGATGAGATAGACTCCATAACAATTATAGATGACGAAGCCGAAAACGAAGACGAAATACAGGATTCCTATATGGGCAAAGTCATTCTTGATTGTAATGTCTGCCACTCTTTGCTCTACAAAGACCCAGAAGAAGTCATTGAGGACGGAGAGGATGTAAATGTAGATGAAGAGTGTCCTTTCTGCTATTCTCAAAGTGGTTTCAAGGTTGTAGGACAAGTGAAGCCATTTGTGAGAGAAGACGAGGAAGAAGAGGACGAAGAAGGCGAAGAGCCAGAGGAAGCCGAGGAAGAAGAAACTGACGAAGAAGAAAAAGAGGAAAAGGTCGAAGAGTCTTTCAAGAGCAGGAAGCGCACAAGAAGAATTGTGGAAGCCTGTAAAAATACTCGTAAGAAACTTGGCGGTAAGAAGCCAGTTGACGAATTCCTTGATTTCGGTTGTGTAAACGCACAGGGTCAAACAATCGGTCTTGGTTTCGGTGGTGGCACAGGTATCAGCCAAGGCGGTGCCACAAGTGCAGTTCCCGGTATGGGTGAAGACCTTGACGAATGTGATGTTCAAGAAGAATTAACACCAGAAGAGCAAAAGAGAAAAGACAGAATTGAGAGCAAGGGTGTTATTCGTTCCAAGGACAGAGAAGAATACAACGAACTTCGCAAGAAAGAGAAAGGCATTGAAGAAGCCTGCGAAGACGGTGAGTGCAAGGACGAAAAGTGCAAGGACGAGAAGTGCGAGAGCAAGATGCCACGCAGAAGAAGACCTGTAAAGGAAGCCAAGGGCGGTTCTGACTTTTTAAGTGATGCCGACAAAATGTTTGACTTCCAATCATTAGGTAAGGACGAGTTCTTAAAGTCTTACAGTTATCTTTCTGACGAAGAATACGATGCTACACAAAAGGCTTTCAAGTCTGTTGACAAAGACCTGCTTGCAGAGTTCAAGAAAGCAGTTGCAAAGGCAAAGAAAGATAAGGTTGAAGTTGGCTCCGATTGCAAAGAACTTGTGGATGTCTGCAAGAAGATGGCAAAGGGTGGCTTAAAGGAAGCCTTTAACAAGGTTGACATTGAAACAGATGACCAACACCTTATGATGGATTCTGACGAAACAGGTAGAGTAACCATTACCACAGAGCCGAAGCAGGAAGACGAGTTCGGCGGTGAAGATATGGGTGACGAAACTCTTGGTTCCGTTGACCTTGATGTTCAGCAGGAAATTGAAACCAATTCCGAAGAAGGCTCCGAGGAAGACGAAATGGGCGAAGACGAACTTTCTCTTGACGATGAAGAAAGTGGCGAAGAAGAAGGTGGCGAAGACGAGTTTGACGAGTTTGACGAAGAATCGTTTGACGAACTTGGCGAGTCCTATTTGAAGAAAGTTTACGAGAATGTCAATTCCTACAAGACCACTTCCATTAAGCAAAGCGGAAAGCAGTTTATCGTTGAGGGCATCATTGAGTTCAAGTCTGGCTCCAAGAAGAATACCAGTTTTGTATTTGAATCATTAAAGAGAAGAAACAAGACTATTCTGGAAGGCTTCAATAAGCAAATCGCAAGAGCAAACAAGAGTTTCAGAGTAACCTGCAATGTTACAGACAAGAAACTCGTTTGTGAAAGACTTAATTACAGATATAGAAGTAACAAGACACTCGTTGAGGGTTTTGTTAAGAAATAAAGGAATAGCGTATGATAATCTCGGAGCATTTGAATAATTTTGAACAGGGTCTTGTGAACACCAAGAAGACCAAAGATACTTTTGATACTTCACATCCTATATATGTGAGTTTGGTAGAAAAGGCTAACAAGGTTGACACAAAACTCTGCAAGACCAATTTAGAAAAGACTTCCTTATATGAGAACGCATTAAAGGAAGCCTTACAAAACGAATACCCCGACAAGCATTGGTCGGAACTCACAGATTGTGATATTAGAACAACCCTGCTTGAATCTGGGAACGATATTGACAAGACCGCAAGAAAGATTGTCGAATCCTTTAAGGTACAGGAGAAGAAGCCTGCCGTTAAGAAGACTACTGGTATTCTCGCAGAGAATATGAAGAAGAAATCTCTGAAAGAAGAAAAATCTCTTGAAGAAGATACCCCAAGAGATTTACTTCAAGGTATTGTGAACAACACCGCATATTCAAGAGGTTACAGGGGATATGGACCATACCAAGACCAGTTAAAGTACGGTGATAACATTGACTTTAATGCTTCTAATGCAACAGAGGTGACCCCAGAAGAGATACTTCGTATGAAGAAAAATGGGGAACCATTAGATAAGATATTTATTGTTACACAGCAGAGATGGGATAAGCATCCGTCTGTTGTTCAACTTGATAGGGACGGACACCCAAGAGAATACGGTGCTGTTAGAGGTTATCCCAGAAGAAAGAACCAGAGCCTTAAATCTGTAATTGACGAATATCAAGGTTATGCAGGAAATGGGGAAGTAAAGTTTTATAAATACGATTACAAGACATCCTATCAGACCCACCCGGAAAGATTTGGTAAGCCAACTAATGATTGGTCAGAAGACCGTAAGAGAGCATCAAATCTTGCCCTTGGTGCTAACAGCATCAAGTATGATAAAGACGAGAGGGCGCAAGCCAGATACTATGATTCCAACAAAAAACTTCGTGAGCCAATAGAGAAGTTTAATGAGTTAAAATCTAAATTAAGAAAAGCAAAGAATGCGGTAGATACCTACACAGCCAATCTTAAAAGTGCAAAGGCTGTTGGCGGTGCAAATCGGGATTTCCAGTATGCAGAATACCTCAAAAACCAGATTGCTCAATTACAAGCGCAACTTGATTAGGTTCAATCAAGGCTTTCTGCTGATTAGGGTCAGAAAGAAATTGACGCTTTAAGGAAAACTGTAAACGATTGCAGGTCAGAGTACAACGATATTCAAGTTGAAATCGACAGACTTCTCCGCAGAGGTATCTCTGTTGACAAACTTCTTCCACCAACAACTGAAAGTTTGAAAGAAGAAGCCGAATGGAAGTACACATTATCTTGTAGTGATGACCTTGAATCTGCCATTGACGGTGGTGACCTTGAAGAAGTCATTGAAGCCTTAAAGGGTGCCTATGACGAACTTGTTGACCAAGAACTTTTTGACGAGGGCAGGAGAGATAAGGTATTCTCTGCTCTTGAACAAATTGATGTCTATGACGATGGCGCAGAAGCAAAGGTTGAGAAGAAACTTGACCAGTTCTACAATGTCTGTGATAAACTTGGTGTAAAGATTTCCTTTAATGAATCTCTTAAAGAAACTTGGGTGGAGTTGAGAGATGGAAAGCCCAATTTCTTCTACGATAGAGAAGATGATGCAAGAGAGGGCGCATTCTGGTCGCAATATGGGGATTCCCAATACGGAATGGGTCATCATACCTATGAGGTAAAGGAAGTAGAGGGTGACCCAGAATTAGAAAAAGCACTTGACAGGTACAACAGAACTGGAAGAATGAGGGAATCTCTTTTAACAGAGGGCAAGTTAGAAATCCCGACAGTTACCAACAACAATAATGACAAGGTAAGAAAGGCTATCCAGACCGTATATGCACAGGTCAAAGACTTAACCGATAAGGTAAATGGTAAGTTAAAGAAAGTTGACGAGAAGAAACTTGACAAGGTAAAAGCATTCTGTGATAAGAAAGTCCGTAACAAATACTATGAGATTTTTATGGATGCTTTCCAAATCTATCCTGTCAGTAGAAAACTCTTGTTAAAGTATTTGAGTGATGGGTTAAAGAGTGCCGATTCCGTAAAGGCTTTCAGACAGTTCTTTGAGAGCATCAAGCAGAAGTTCTATCAGTTCGCACAGAGCATTGACCTCGACAGTATTTCCAGATATGACGATGGCGCAGGCGAAGAAGATATGCTTCATAACAACAGCAGAATGAAGCAGAACGCAGGTGCAAACAGCAAGAATGCTATTGACAAATACTTCGCCAAGGCTCTCGGCTTTGATATGGACGAATCTCTCAAAGAAGATACTGTAAAGCAAGGTAAGTCTTGGGTAAACAAAGGCAAAGAAGGTACTCACGGAAAGTTCAAGACCAAGAAGGGTGCCGATGCTCAAAGAAAGGCTATGTTTGCCAATGGGTATAAAGAGGGCTTGAAAGAGTCTTACGAAGATTTTACCAATGTTGATGTTCTTGCAAAAGCCATTGACGATGCCTATGACGATTTGGTTTCTGACCCAGATGGCGGTGGTTGCTACACCTTGGAACTTGATAATAGACTTGCCGTTTGTGTTGGTTGGGAAGATGGCTTTGACCCAGAAGATACCCCATTCGGAGATGGTTGGGATATTGTTACAGGAATAAAGGTATGGACTTCTGACGATATGCGTACAGACTATGAGTGGATAAACTCTCCATTTTACAGAGGTGGAGATGTGTGGGATACCACAACCTCTATCGGTAAGGGAGATGGTAAATCTGTTGCTCCTTGGCTCTTGAAAGAGTATGAGGAAATGAAGAACCTCCCAATGACAGAATAGGGTGAGATAATCGAAGTTCCAGAACAGGTTGTTTACAGTAAGTCAGAACTTGATGACCTCGTTAGCCGTAATAGTGTTGGTAACTATGATTTTGATTTACAATGGGAAATTGGGAATAAGTTAGAAGATGATTATGGTCTGGAACCAGAAGATTTTGACTATGAAATAAAAGGGAATGATGTTATAGTAGGCAACATTTCTTGGAAACTCAACGAATCAAAATCTTCCAGAAGAAAAGGCAAGAAATTAACCGAAGCCCCAATTTATGACTTAACTCCACAGTATGATAGTAGAAAGTCTTTTTATAGCAAGGCAAAAGTTGATACAGGAGATAAGGGGGATAAGAATAAACTTTATTCCTATAATACTCTTGTAGCAGAGATAAAAGACGGTAAGCCTGTTGTTTATGGTACTTATTCTTCTACTACTCTCCGTCATATCAAGGATTGGTTAAGGCAGAACGGCTTTAAGGCTGATAGTGCAAAGCAGATTATGGCTGACTACGGCACAAAAGACGAAGCCTTAACAGAATCCCAGAATAAAACATACTACAATACTAATGATGTTTTGAGAGTAGTTTCTGGTTCTACAAAATCAAGATTAACAAAAGTTATCAATACTCAAAAGTAGAAGTATGGGAATGATATGGAAATATCTGTCCGAATAGAGTCTCCGTACAAAGCATACTTGGAGTATGGAGAAGGCGGTGCCGATTACACACTTTCAAGAGATGGCAGGTGGGAACACGATTATGGGTACATAAAGATTGACAGTTCTCTCGCAAACGCTATAATCTCTTCTGTATATAAAGATGCAGGGATGTCACAAGAAGTAGAGTAATGGACAATTACGGATTATTACTAAACAATGACATAAAAATCTGGAGGGGATATTTTACCGAAATGACTAAACTCATCGGTATAAATGTCCTCTACAGAGCACCACTTCCCGGTAAGAAATATACTTTTTACTCGGAAATCGAATCGAATTATTCCAAGCCAGAAATTGTCGGCTGTATTTTCCAAGAACACCCAGACCAGAGAACAATGAAGAAAATGGGTTGGGATGCTGAATTACAAGACGGAGAATCTATCATTCACGTTCCGTATGACCTGCAAGGTTTACAAGTAGGTTGCCTGTTCATTGTTCCAAGTGGTATAGATTGTGCAAAAGGAAGATTGTTCAGAGTTACCGAACTTTCCAACATAATGATTTACCCTGCAAGCGTGATGTGCAAAATCGTTCCGCAATATGAGGACGATTATGAAAGAGGTCTTCTTGACCATTAGACAAACTCCTTTAACTTGCTTGAAGAAGAGGGTATGGGGGATTTGAGATGAAGATACAAAAACTGAACGAGTGGTCAGAAGAAGAGCAGAATGACATATTAAAGGCGCAGGACGAAGCCGAAGCGCAAGCAGAAAAAGAGCAGGAAGAAAAGGACAGGCAGAACTCATCTAAAAGTGTTCTTGAATATATCAAGAAGAACTTGAAAGATAAGAAGTATGACGATGACTACAATCTTCTCATAAACGATGTTGAGCAATTAGTAAATCGGTGGCAATAGGGTAAGTAATGAACAAGAAAGAGTTTTCCAAATATCTTTCGGAAATAATAGTAAATTCATAGGGCGAAAGCAAAGTTCTCCCATTATTCCAACAGTTGTTGAAAGGTCAATCTGATAGTGATGCTTTCTACACGAAGATTAAGCACCCAGACCCACTCCGCATTTATTCCAACCTTGTTGACAATGACGATATAAATGTCAGAGATGCAGAAGACCTTGAACCGCTGAACACGGAAGATTTCTGGACGAGAGATAAATCTTCCTTTGTTTATACGGCAAAGATACTTCCAGAGATTAGGGACAGGTACCCAGAAGCCTACGAAGAAGTTTTTGACGGAGAACATCTCTTACCTGCCGGGGTCGGCGGTGAGAACCCGAAAGAGAACACAATCTGGAACGCAGTTGTGAAAGCCGAGGGCGGTAACGAAGAAGAAGACACTACCCCTGCTTCCAGTTCTTCTGACGAAGATGACGATGACTTTGACACAGGAGAAGAAGAGGAAGAACAGACAAGAGAAGTTCCAAGCAAGAAGCAGATAAAGAAGACACTTGACACGCTTTCAAAGAAAAGCGGTGGAGAAGAGTTTTCAGAGAAACAGACAACTGCCGTACAAAAGTTCTTGAAGAATATCCTCTCTAAATTATAATGTATATAATGTTGTAGGACAAAAAGGAATACGATTAGGGGTTCATTCAGTTTCTAAATCGCAGGATGTTGATGCTTGGTTTGGACTACTTAAACAGCAAGAAGTACAAACTGGTAAAGACGAACCAGTATTTACGGAAGTACATCTTCACAGGAATTAGGAAGCCGACAGCGGAGCAAATCATTGTTTCTGGCTTAAACAACTTCACTTTCAAGAGGTCTAATTCTAAACTGGTTATTGCGATAAATGAATCCCTAAAGGTTCCGCAAGTAGATACAATGCTGTTATCCACAGCCTGTCAACTTATTGACTATGGGAATATAGAGATGACCCCTTTTCCCATTTTTACTTATGTATTTGACTATGTTTAGGAAAATCTCATAAGCATATATCAAGATTATACTTTTGGGGCTTTAACATAATGTCAGCAAGATTTTATGACTACGCACTCATTAAGAAGTTACAATACTGGACAGCCAACACGAATGTAAAGATTTACAATCCTGCCGACACCAGAAAACTTTTTGAAGTGATTGCAGATGAAACAAATGATAAGCCTGTATAGTTACCGATTATCTGTGTAAGAAGAAGCGGTGGCTATTAGGTTACTGGAACCGCCAGAAAGCCGTTGAGTTATTCTGGTAAGACATTAGCAAAGACAGACGAAAGGGTGTTGCAGTTAAACGCAATCCCTATCTCTTTAAGATATTAGATAGACATATATACGAGGTATTATGACGAAGCAGACGAGTTTGCCAGAAACCTTGTATTCAATATAATAAACTTTCCGTCATTAACTGTTATCATCAACTATTTAGGCGAAGAGATACAGCACAACTCCACGATAGAATTGAGTGAGGAAATCGAAGACAATTCTGACATTCCAGAAAGATTTGTTTAGGGAAACTTCACCAGACTATCATTACAACTTACAGTTCCGAACGCATACTTATGGGATACCAGAGTAAAAGATACTGTCAGTATTGCAGGGTTTGATGTTGAGATTGACGAAGAAGAAGATGTTGAAGTAGATGGTGGTAAGGGAATCATTATTAGAGAAAAAGATAAGAGTAAATAATTTTAGGAGAAAAACTAAATGGCTCAAATTATTATTAGAGAAAAAGACTTGACAGGAAATCCTGCTGCGACTACCTTTGATGTAGCATTTGTTCCCGGCTTGACCACAAAGAAGCCAACAGACGAGGGAGTACATTGGATTTACAACAAGCCGTACTATGTGGATTCTTTATCAACTTTCAGAAGTCAGTTTGGTAGCAACCCTGTTGAGTTGACAGGCAGAGGAATCCCCTATGTTTATAGTGATAGCAAGGGTGTCCAGAATGATAAACTTCTTGAGGGTTTCATAAACGGTAGTGACAAGACTCTTGTAGTAGAAGATGTCGGTGTCGGCAACAAGGACATCCCATATTCTGACATTAGCAAGATTGCAGGAAGAAAAATTGTTTCTTTCAAAAGCAACACAACAGTTACTATTCCAGATATTGCTGTTGGTGATGAGGTTAAGGTTGACATTAACGGCACAGCCACAACAAAGACCGTAACTTCTGTTGACCCACTTCCAGAGGGTTCCGAACCCGGCACCAAGCAATTTGTCGGTGAAATCTACATTGACGAAACAGACGAAAGACTTGCTGTTTTACAGATTAACGCATCTGACGATAGACACATCTACTTCGATGGTGGGGATGCTCCATTAAGCGCAGTTGTCGGCGGTCTTACTGCTACTGTCTATGGCGAATACTACTTTGAAGCAGACTATGACGGTTACTTCTTCGCAGGCGGTGACGGTGTATTTGATAATGGTTATATCTACGCATCAGAACTTCTTTCCGCAGGTATTCCGATTTACTATTGCCCGATAGAGGGTACAGAAGCAAGAGATGTCTATAACGCATTAGAGGGTACAAACGGCACTTCCATTCTTGTTCAACTTGCCGACCGTGGTACTTTCAACATTAAGTACATTACCTCTGGTGGCTACCCGACATTTGAGTACAACGGCAACAGCATTGTTTCCTTAATGCTCCAAATGGCAGGCGCAAATACAGATGCAGAGCCAACAACAGACGATTACCAAGATAACCCTGCTTCTGATAATCCAAATGGTAGAGGTGATGCGGTAGCATTTATCGACCACTTTGAGATTGACGATAGACCTCTTTGGGGTGAAGGCTCCGTGTATAATGCCGTACAGCAACAACTTGCAGAACAGCACTTCCTTTCATTCGGTGCTATGTTCACACCTTACGCAAACTATGTTCTTCAAAGTTCTTACAGATATACAGAGCATAGGGGTTCCGAAGAAGCAGATAGGGTGCAAATTGCAACCACACATTACTTCCCTGCTTCCTTTGCATACCTTACTTGCCTTGCAAGACAGTTGAACGCAACTATTCCTTCTTATGAAGCAGTAGCAGGTGTTGCTCGTGGTTCCGTGAAGAACATTGTGTTTGATGCCACAACCAATTCCTACGAAGTTTGCACAAAAGATGTTCTCACAAACTACATTGCTAACCACTACAACTCAATGCCACAGGCTGACGGAAATATGCCTATCTCTATCAACGGCATCACCCAGATTAACCCCTATGGTCTTGTAATTTACGGCACAAGAACACTTGCCAAGAAAGACCCAGTTGACGGTGTTAAGGCAACAGGTATCTTAAACATCAGAAATATGGTATCTGACATTAAGAAGCAAATGTACCAATCAGCCAGAAGATATATGTATTCGGCTAACAACGATGCTCTCTGGATTAACTTCCGTTCTTCCGTCATTGGTCTTCTTAACCAGATGCAACAAGGCTATGGCATTAAGTCTTGGTCATTAAAGAAAGATATGGCTAAATCTACCAAGTCTTCGTTATATGTACTTTGCAGTATTCAACCTGTATATCCAGTTGAGAAGTTCGACATTACCATCGAAATCACAGACGAAGATGTTGAGGTCAACGAAGCCTAATAGGAGAATGATAAATGATTAAAATTAACGGTACATTAAGAGAAAGCCAAGCAGATATTCCTTTTGAGAATTCCACAAGGAATATGTGGCACTTGACAAATAATGACCAAGGCAGAGCATTATACGAGCCTGCTCGTTCAACAGACTTTGAACTGTTCGTCTATGGTCTTTCAGATTTAGTTGAGGGTACTTCCGAAGAGGAAGCCCAAGAGGTCATTCGTATTGCCGTTGCTTCTGCACCAGTTCCTCATTACACAATCAACGCTCTCCGGCAGAGAAGAGGTAACTCGGTACAGACATTTGCAGGCACACCAGAGTTTGCCGATGGTGAAATTCAACTCTACGATTGGATTGGTGTATCAACAAAGTCTATCCTTATGGCTTGGCAGAAAAAGGCTGCAAACCTTGAAACTGGTAAGACAGGTATCTTAACTGACTATAAGAAGAATGCAGTTCTTTGCGAATACTCCCCAGATGGTCAAATTGTTCGTGCTTGGGATATTTACGGCTGTTGGATTAGCGCAGTTAGAGAGGACAACTTCAACCACGCTGATAACCAAGCGGAGAGAAGAATAACCGCCACTCTGACTTACGATATGGCAGTTCCGAGAACAACAGACCTGTAATTATATTATAGAATAATTGGTGGGGAAACCCCCCACCAATTATTCATATTGGATTGACTAATGGAAATTCACGATACTCTAAACCCAAAGATATTTTCTGGCGAGAAGTTGAAACCAGAGATACAAGACAGAATACTGAAAATAGTTGATGCCTTTGTAGATGACTTAACCATAAAGCCAGATATAATAGATATTCAGTTGGTAGGCTCAAATGTCAGTTACAACTATACCCCCAATTCCGATTTGGATGTTCACATTGTAACGAACTTTGAGTTGCTTGCCTGTGACGAAAATCTTGTATAGGCTCTGTATAATGCGGAGAAGACCAACTTCAACAAACAGCACGATATAAAGATTAAGGGCATAAATGTTGAACTTTATGTTGAAGATGTGAAAGCAGGTACGGCGAGTAATGGTGTGTATTCCGTTCTTGAAAATGATTGGGTCAAGTTCCCGAAGAAACTTACAGATGTAAAGGAATACAACCTGTCAAGAGAAGTTGGTATCTGGAAAGGTAAAATAGAAGATGCCCTCGACAGCGGAACGGAACAGGAAGTCAAAGACATAATCAACCGCCTGTATATGATAAGAAAGAACTCAATTCTTATAGACGGAGAATACGGCAAGGGCAACCAACTGTTCAAGGAAATACGAAACCTCGGCTTACTGGACGAGTTGAAAGAAAAGGTACACGAATTGTTATCTCGTGAACTTTCATTGGAGTCAATAGCCGAAAACTACACCTTTGGTCAAATGCTCAATATAGATTTTTAACGATGATAATTCTTCAAGAAGACACCAGAAAACAAATAGATAGCAAAGCCCGAAGAGGTGCGGATTACCGTGGAGATAAATCCAAGGGTAGAAACCGATGGGCAAGAAGCAAGGTAGTAACAGTAAGTTCAACTGTTAAAGATTACAACCTTATAGATATGAACGAGTTGTTCAAGAAGGATGTTCTTGATGTCAAAATAAAAGTGAACGGAGAAGTTCATAAGGGAAATGACAGAGGAAAAGACTATCTTGTTGAAATCTGTTTCAATGGTGTTGTTGAAAAAATAAGAGAACAGATAGAGAAAGACAACGGAGCGTTTGATTTAAGAACGGTAAGGTTGGCTTTGAATTAGTGTTTCAATAATAATGATATATACTTTTTCTGTAACTGTGATGACTTCCATTACCGCATTGGTTATTGGGCTTCTATGAATGACCTAATTGTTGGTGACAAAGAAACAAGACCGTCCAACATCACAAACCCAGATGATATTTGGGGTCCTGCCTGTAAGCATATTTGTGCGGTGTTGCGTAAGCAACAATGGTGTACGAAAGTTGCATCGACAATATATAACTATGTGAATTATATAGAAAGTCATTACAAACAGGCATACAAGGGAATTATCTATCCTGCTTTGTATGGCAAAGATTACGAACTTTCTGACGAGCAGAACAAGAATAAGTATTTCTATAAGTCAAAAGACAGCGAAAGACTTGGTTAGGATACTGACCTGCTTGATACTTCAAATAAGAAAGCAAGATACTCTCATAAGAAAAAGAGAGATGACGATAAAAGAGGTATAAGGTTCTCAAAAGCAACAAACGAACCGATACCAGACGAAGAAGACTAACAACTGATAATATAAGATAGATAGATAACATTCTTTGATATTGTATATAATGACAAATACAAGTAAGGAGAATTGAATGGAATACATTATTGGTGAAGAATATACCTTACCGTCTTTGGGCAAGGTTTATGACAGGGAAGTGAATCCCAAAGTCAAGTTGCGCTCTATGACAACAAACGAGGAAATGAAAAGACTTAACCCCTCGGATAGAGCCTACAAAACTATGGCAGAGATTTTAGATGATTGTTTGGTTGAAGACATTGGTATTCCGTCTTACGATTTGTGTGTCGGGGATTTCCAATTTTTGATTCATAAGTTGAGAGTGGTTACATACGGACCAGATTACAGTATAGATTGCAGATGTCCGTATTGCCTGTCAACTACAACCGAAACAATCAACCTTGACGATATTCCTGTAAACACTTACAAGAACAATATCGAAAAGTATCTGGAATTCGACCTGCCTGCAACCAAGAAACATATAAAATTAAGAATGCAGACTCCCCGAATTTTAGATGACATTTCGGATAATGTGAAAGATTTTAAGAAGCGAAATCCGTCATTCAATGGGGACTCTGCATTTCTTTTTACATTAAAGGCACTTGTAAAAGAAGTGGACGGAGAGAAGCCCGACCCGATTACTTTTGAGCCGTGGTTAAGAGGTCTTCCTATGAAAGATACCAACTATCTTTTGAAGAAAGCAGGAAAACTCGTGGATGCGATTGGTCTTAATCTGGACTTGGAAATTACTTGTCCTGCCTGCAAGTTGACATACAACTCGCCCTTTCGTATCACTTCGGAGTTTTATGGACCCGATATATCTGAATGATGGGAAAACTCCATACGCTCCGACACGGTTTAGAAACATAGTACAGGAAAGATACTTCATCAGTAAGAAGTGCAATACTTCTTATCTTGATGTCGGTTAGATAACCCCGAAAGAAAGGCAGATTATATTAGACATCATAGTAGAAGAAGCCGAGAAAGAAAAGCAACAACTTGAAGAAGCCAAGAAGAAAACTGGTGGTAGGTAATGGCAAAGAATAACGGAAATAGCCTAAACGATTAGGTTACAGGTCAAAGCAAGATATTCAACGATGTTCTGCAACTCGCCAAAAAGGTGAAGTTCCAGATTGGAGAAACCAATAAAGAGGTAATGGGACTCGTTGACAAGTCTGGGAAGATTAGTTCTGCCCAAAAAGACATTGTTGCACAGTATATGCAACAAAAAGATTTGGCAGGTAAATTATAGGCTATTGAGGGCGAAATTGCAAAGACCAGAAAAGACTCCATAGAAAGACAAGAACTCTTACTGCAAAAGAAGCAAATGGAAGCAGATGCAGAAAAAGAAATCCTTGACATAATGGAGAAAAGAGCCAGAAACGAGATTGAGTTTTCAAGCGGTGCCGACAAGTACAAGAAAGAGCAAATTGCCCAAGAGCAAAAGATAACAGAGTTAAAGAAAGAGCAAAGTGATTTAGTAACAGCCATAACCCTCGCACAAAGTAGGGGAGATACCGAAGCAGAAGAAGCACTCAAAGACAGAATAAAGGACAACAAAAAAGAAGTTGAAGAGTGGGAAAAGGCAAGAAAGGAATCCATAAGAAGGCAAGAACTTTACAGGGAAAACTCTGAAAAGGCTGTTGAGAAAATCCTGCAAGCGGAAAAGGTTAAAGAAGAAAGAAAGCAACTTGAAGCGAAAGGGAAATTAAGCCCAGAAGACAAGAAAAGATTAAGAGCGTTAGTAAAAGAGGAAAACAAACTTCGGTCAGAAGCAGCCAAGGAAAACAAGGAAGAATAGGAAGACGAAGATAAAGAGAAAGAGGGTTGGGTTCCTGTTGGCTCTGGGAAGTTGGCTATCAACTTCGGGGACGGTTCCAAATCTTTCGGGGAATATCTTGGCGGTGTTCTTGAAAAGGCTGTATCCGCAGCCGTTAAGTTCCTTTCAAAATCTCTTGACGATGCCGTTAGCAACGCTGTAAATCTGGTAACAACCTATCAGCAGAAAATCAACTATCGTCTGGAAGTCATTGAAGATAAGAGTTTCAAAGACATCCAGAAGAAAGTAAGTCAGATGGTAGGCAATACTGGTGTTGTTCAGCAACAGAAAGTCATTGAGAAAATCGGCTCTATTGTTGACCAAGGTATTGCATACAATGTTGAACAAAGAGCATTTTTAAGCACGATTGCGGAGAACATTCAAGGAACCTTTGATGCGTTCAATTCAAACCTTACAAGAATGATACGCATTTAGCAACAGGACTCCACAACCGCCCGACTTGGTATGGAGAAAGCATTGAACGATATGCTCAATGCTTATTACAGAGATACCTCTTACCTTAACAATGTCTTTGATAGTGTTTCAGAAGCCATCTTTGAAATGACCGCAAACCAATCAAGAGATTAGGCGGTTGAAACAGAGTTCGTTGTTCAGAAGTGGTTAGGCTCGTTATACTCATTGGGGGCAAGTCAAAATGCCATTCAGCAGATTGCTACTGGTTTAGGTTACTTGGGTTCTGGTAATGTCAACGCTTTGGCAGGAAATCAAGGGCTTCAAAGCCTTCTTGCTATTTCCGCTTCAAGAGCAGGTCTTGATTATGCGGAGTTATTGACAAGTGGTCTTAACGGCTCCGACACCAACAGGTTGCTTGAAGCAATGGTTAAGTATCTGGCAGAAATTGCTGATACAACAGAGCAGAACAAAGTTGTAACTTCTTCCTACGGAAACATCTTCGGTCTTGCCTTGTCAGACATAAAATCCTTCCAGAATATGTCCTCGTCTGTTGCAGACATATACAAAGAAACAATGGACTACAAGTCCTCTAATTAGTATCTGCAAAATCAACTTGGCAACTATGTTCAATATATGGGTACTGCTCAATATATGGAGAATATGTTTGAGAACATAAAACTCGGTGTTGGTATGCAGTATTCAGACGGTTTCGGGTACATTATGTATAAGGTAGTTGACTTGCTCGACAACCTTACCAACGGTGGACCTAACATTGACCTTTCTTATTGGGGTCTTGGTACTGACTTCCATATCTTTGACTTAATCAAGTCTGGTATGTTTGGTCTTGGTCTTCTTGGCTCACTTGTCAGCGGTGGCGGTGGGTTAGACCCGAATGCTGCGCTCGACCTTAATAGATGGGGGTATGAGGAAAGAGTTACAAGAGGAACAGGCTTCGGTCTTAAAAACTCTTCTGGTAGTTCTTACTCCGCAAGCGTTGGTAACGCAAGTTCAAGTGATATTCAATCCCAGACCATAAAAGAGGGAACAGAACAGGCTGACACGGTTACTTCCGAGTCTGGCAAAGGACAGGAAAAGAGTTTCGATGACCTGTACGATGCTATGGTATTCAATGGTGACAAGGGTCAGTTGTCCTTGATTAGCCAGACCATAAATGTAATGGATTCCAGAATATAGCAGGCGCAGGTTTTACTTGACGAGATTACTACCAACAGTTCAAGAAAGGCTGTCAATATCAACCTGCAAAAAGTGGCAGGCAGAGACATTACAGGTAGCGAATCTGATATTCCTATCAAGACAACACCAGACGATACTTGGCAGAAGATGATAGTGGCTGCTGCGGTTCTCATCAAGTATGGCACACAACTTGGCGGTTTCGGCGGTCAAGCAATTCAGCAAATGATAGATGACGAAGCCAATGACGAAAGCATTACACTTCAAGACTTCCTTGATTTGTTCGTTCCTATTCTTGAAAGTGATACTGGTGTTCCAGTAAGAATAGAATCTACTGATAGTATGACAAACTTAATGTCTGATTTGACGAAGAGATAATATGTTACAAGAGTATTTCAACAAAACAACAGAAACAACATTTTTGAAGGCTCTGCTTTCCGCTGTTCAGTTGCCGAAGTTCAAACTGGTACACGAGGGTTCTCTCATATTCCAAGATTACTATTACATTTATAATGGAAAAGTTATACAATGCACAAAGACAGGGTACATCGGGAAGAAAGCAACCTTTAAGGAAGTATCGCACTATTACTTCTGCAATATGGATTAGAACAATGAGTTCAAAGAGTTCATCCGTGCTTCTTATTACTCCACCGAGTTGCACAAACGGCTCGGTGAGTATTTGAGGTGTGTCCGTGAACTTTACGGCATTGACCTAATGGGAATGTATAACTGCTTCTCTTACGAGTTGTTTAGTGATTTGCACATAGCATACGATTCCAAGTTGAAGCGGAACAGGATTTATGAGGGCAGAGATAAGACGAAGAAGATGCTTGCTGTTCCCATAAAGTTCAACCAGACATACACGATTGCAATAGACAGCAACACACCAATTTATGTTGCGCCTGTTCTCAAAATACCGAGTGGGTACAAGTCATTACAGCAACTTGGCATAAGCAGTTATACAAATGCTCTCGGTGTAAAACTTCTGGATTCTTCAAAGTTCAACCACTTGAAGACCATCTCCGTTGATTTAAGTACACGGCAGGGAGAGTTTTACAAGTACGAGAAATACCTGTATCTGGTATTTTAGGTTGACAACAGAAACCAATCTTCCTTTGTGGTGTTAGAGGGAGATTACACAAAATCAAAATCCCCGACCTTAATAGGAATGTCGAAAGAGGAAGAAGCCCCTCTTCATTTAATGTATAAACCAGACCTCTTGTTTATGAACGATGGCATATCTTATGCGTATAGTGATTCTTTAATTCAGTACCTCGTTCATAATGTAATTACTAACAAAGATATTATCGGGGAGAACATTTCTTACGCAAAGAGCCTTGTCGGTATTAGTGATACTGTAAACTACTGGAAGAACAACATAAGGTATTCCGCATATATGAAGTATATTCTTCCGTCTGTGAAAGTTGATGACGATTACAGTAAGCAAGATATGAAGAAGTTGAGGAATGATTGCAAAGATGTGACAGGCTTCATAGATGCGAAGATAGAGGAGTGTCTAAATGTACCTGCCGTATGAAAATAACGCAAGACAACTTGGGTTCAATACTTCAAAGCCACTTGTGTAGATTTATCAGCCGATTACAAACTATATATATTTGTATCACGTTGACAAACTGATTAAACTTCCAAACTACCCAGAAAACATACAGGATAGCAGTTCAGCGCAGTTTGCTTCAAACAACCCACTTGGCAGGTCGGCTCCTATCTGGTCTTATCAAGGCTCTGGTCCGAGAAGCGTGGGATTTCAGTTTGAACTTCATAGAGAGATGCTTGATTAGGTCAATGGAGAGCCTGTCGGGGAAAGTATGGACACAGTTGATGACCTTGTAAGAGAGATATAGTCTGCTGTTCTCCCGACATACGCTTCTTCTTCAAAGATGGTTGACCCACCCCTCGTGGCGGTTCGTGTTGGTAACGAGATTTACATTAAAGGAATTATAAACGGCTCCGTATCGGTAAGTTACTCTGGACCAATTCTTTACAATGACAAGTATGCTCTTTGCACTCTTGGTTTCACAGTAACGGAAGTTGACCCATACGATGCCTATACGGTGTTGAATGTTGGCTCGTACAGATATTCAAATGATATTCCAATGAACACCTCTCTGGATTAGAATGTCTATCAAATAGGTGGCAGGGCTTCTGGGGATAGATACGGTGGAAGAAATGTTAATACGGTGAAGTAATGGACATCTTATCAAACGAAACATATAAACAGCATAACAACCTGTCAAGATACACTCTTGTTCCGATATTCTACAATAAACTCGACAAGATATATCAGCCGGGGTTTCCTATGCGACTTGACAAGAACACACCTTTCGTGAAACACAAGGTTGTTGTCGGGGACACGCTTGATAGTATCGCATTATACTATTACGGAAACCCAACCTATTACTGGATTATTGCCGACTTCAACGATATTCTTGACCCATTCTTACCGCTTAAAGTGGACGAGTATATTTCAATTCCGACATTCCAACAGTTGACATTCTATGAGGTTTAATTATGAGGTACAGCACAAAAGCAGGAGCAGGTGCATAGACCCAGAACAACCGACTTACAAAAGCAGCCAACTTGGTTTCCATACCAACTCTGGTTGAATCACCTTTTATCTATGTAACTATCGGGGGCTACACTTTCGGGCTTCCGTCAAAAATCGGTGACCCAACAGGGTTTTACACAATAGACTTCCCGAACTTTATGAACTCCTTAACAGTTGTGAAAGTAAACGGCGAAGTCAACACTTACCAGTTGAAAATGGTTTACCAGATTAAACAGGGAGATGACCCGAATCTGATAGACAACATTTTGAGTTCCGTTTCTGACACCAGAACAATGACCATTAGTTACGGTGATTGGTGCCACCCCGGCAACATATACAAGGAAGAGGAAGTTCTGATTACGAATGTTAAATCTGGTATTGACTTTTCTTCGTCAAGGATTTCCTACGATATTGCAGGTGTTAGCAAAACGCTCAACCTTATGAGCCAATGTTTCAACTTCCCTGCACAAATGCAGAAGCCAAGCACAGTTTTGCTCAATATGATTAGCAATCCTGCATACGGTATTCAAAAGAACTTCACAGGTATGGCTAACAAACAGAAAGCATTGGCAAAGCAACTTATTGCCAATGACGATAAAACTGTTAAACTGGAAGCCAAAAACAATATGTCTGTCTATGACTATATGAACTACCTTGTCGGCTGTATGGTGCCGAGCGAAACGGAAAGCGTAACAGGTAAGGCATACTATGCTATGTCGGTCATAGACGATAACAAAAATGAAATGGGCGGTTCGTATTTCAAAGTTACAAAAATAGGCGACAGCGAAATGTCCTATGACGGAAAAGATGCCTATGAGTTAGATGTCGGCTACCCCGGCAATAACTTTATTACGAACTTTACCATAAATGATAATGAAACTTGGGCTATTCTCTTTGATTCAAGTGATACGAGCAAAAAGAATGACTTTACATATACCTATAACCAAGATGGAGAACTGATTAGGTCAGACTCTCCGTCTATCACAAGGTCGAAAGACCTGTTGCAAACAACTTCTGCGGATAAGGCTTGGTGGACGAAGATGACGGAGTTCCCGATTTCCGCAACTATTGACTTTAAGGGTTTGGTAAGACCAACACTTTTAGTATCTTATGTAAAGATAAATTGTGTGTTCTATGGGCGCAGGCACGTGGCTTCTGGAACATATATCATAACGAAACAGACAGATAGCATATCGGCACAGGGTTATAAGACAACCTTGAACCTGCAAAGAATAAAGGGCGAATAATGGTAAGCAGAGGTGTTATTGTAGAAAAGAAAGAGTTTTCCATAGAACAGACTTCACCAGATGAAGACTTAATCTATGTGGACTCCAAAACAAGAAACACAAAGAAATATCAGATTTCTCAAATGGTGAAACAAGACCAGAAGAAAAAGAACTATACCTCGTACACAAAGTATAAGGTAAGAGTTCCCTTAATTCACGGAGCATCTGGTGATGCTTCCGCTGTGTCCGATAGTGATTTACCCTACTGCACTTTCTGCCCACTTCCGGGCGCACAGATTACCCAACTGAATGTTGGTGACAGCGTGTATGTTGCCATTGTCGATTTCAAGTTTGATGACTTGGTTATTCTTGGCTGTATTCCGAAAAACCAGTACAAGTCCGAAAGCGGAACCTCTATGGAGAGAATACAGTATCTTGAAATGGACACGGATGCTCCTGCCTTGTTCAGCGAGAACATCACGATAGGGCAGGGGGATAACCCGATTACCTACAAGAACCTTGTTTCGCTCCAAGGCTTTGAACATAAACTGACGGAGTACACTTGGGGAACCGAGCAGGGTGGAACAGGTGTATCATTGAATTCTGCTGATGACGAAGAGGGAAAGGCGAAGATAAGAAGCAACTTCGGTCTTTATTCAACTGTTGTTTTAAGTCAGACGGAGTTTGACGATTTGACAGAGTACCAGAGAAATACTGTGTACTATGTTTATGAAGATAACGCAGACACCACGCAAGCAGGTGCTTCTGGTGATGCCAGAACAAAAAATGTGAATGAAATTAAGTAACTATGCTGATAGGAAATGCTTGTAGCAACGAAAGAACTGGCTCAACTTACGAACGGTTACACGGTGGTGAAGCAGGAAACCAGAGGAAACTGAAAGAACGATTTGATGGAATTACTGATTTCAGTATCAACGATGAGTTGAGAGTTGAGGGTTGGAGAAATCTGAATGAGAATAGTCCGTCCAACACAGACCCAAGAAAATTGTGGGCTGTGTTAAGGTTTAAGGAGCCAAAGTACAGGGATAAAATGGCGCAGGCTATGATAAATGCCTGTATGAATCCTTTTGTCGGGTATGACCAAGACACCAGAACATCATTCAGAACATAGGTTGCTATGTTAGGCTATTCCGTTGAAAGCCTTTCGGCGGTGAAAACTGTATGCGCTTGTGATTGTTCCTCCCTTGTTTCATTATGCTTTTATTGTGTAACAGGGAAAGACATTGGGGACAGGCACACAGCCGACCTCGACACGGCAATTTTGAACACAGGTTTATGCGAATCTGTTTTGATTGACGGTCTAATGGAAAGCAAGGGTGTTGGTACAATGCCCGGCGACATTTGCGTGTGGAAAAACTCGCAAGGCGGTTACGGACACGCAACAGTTGTAGTTAGTTATAAGGACGATGTTTCCATATCCTATAACCAAGCAAATATGCCTTGGCTTTCTGGTGTAACAGGTGTTGTGATAGTGGGCGAAGACAAGATATACGGTCAAGACAAAAAAACCTCTATCGCAAATTCTACCAATGCTTTTAGAATATACTCATTAGATAAGAAAGATAATCTTCAAGAAATCAACAAGGTTATCGTTGTTGACAAATATGGAAACCCGAATTTCATATATGGCTATGCGAAACTCAACTTCGCTTTCAATATGATAGGGGATTCCAGAACAGTTCAGTTAGGTTCTGTTTCTCTTGAAAGAAACACAGATAGAAATGCGTTGCTTTACGGCTTCCTGCCAGATTAGAATATCTTTGCTTGGTGGGGTTGCAACCTCGTTGACCAAAGACCGCATTACATCAGCAGGACAACTTATGCCGTAAAGGGCATTGTTTCAAAATCTTCCTACACCGACAGAGAGGGTGTGTTCACACTCTGGCTGAAAAACGGAGATGACCAAAAAGCCTTTAATGTAGTTACCGCTACAACCACATTGGATGTGGAAAACTACACAGGCGAAAATGCGCTCTCTGGGAAAATGGTTACAATAGAGGGGTATGTTGAATATCAAGACGGTCTGTATTTGATGCCAACTTATGATAAGTTTTTCTCCCCAGACCCAGACAACTATTCCTGCCCGACTATTACGAAAATCGAAACAGCGAACTCTTCAACCAGTACAGCGAATACCATAGATTAGATAATAACTATAATGGAGAATAGGAACAACACCTATTCAAAGTTTAGTCTTACCCAGAAAGCGAAAGACCTTACCAAGCAGGCTTCACAGACGGATTTAGTCAATGCCTGCTTCTGGTTTGGCATAAATGATGTTCAGATTTACAAAGATGCTTTCCTTGGAAATCTCCGTGAAACAGGTCAGACCAAAGCACAATCGCAGGAGTTTTACATAAAGAGTTTCGTAGAAGAGTATTGCAGATTAGTCAAGTTCTATCTGGAATCCTGTGAAGCGTTCAGCGGATAGGAAAATAAAATCTACCTTATGTCCATTGTGTCAACGAGTACACAGGAAAGAGATTACTACGAAGAACAAGGCGAAGTAATTTCAAAGGTAAATGAGTGCCTAAAAGAACTGGCAGAGATAGAACAGGACAACTGGCTCATTCAAAGTTCTGGAGGTTCTTATGACGGAAGTAACCCAGTTGCAGGGTACAGCGGAAGCAAGGCATAGTCTTGGCTCCAGTATTTTGAACTGAATGTGGACGAGAAAGGTTAGACTTATGAGAACGCACAAGATTTTGTAAGTGATGCTGATTTCAGAGATTATATTCATTTTACAAGATACTGGTTCCAGAACAAGTTTTTGTCTGCCTTTGGTTTCTCCGAAAACCCCTACGATGTTGGAGAGGGCGCAGAAGATGTGCTTGCCGATTACAGCGCATTAGCCCCGAAAGATTGGGAGTGTTCAAGCAGAGATATAACCTATTACCTGCAAAACTACCCAAGGAAAATACTTGATTGGTTTGTATCACAGGGCTATTCCGCAGCATTTGCCATTGGTATCATAGCAAATATGCGTGGTGAGAGTTACTTCTGTCCGTGGATTTGCGGAGATTACAGCAAAGACTACGATGTATCTTCAAAACTCTGGATAAATGTAAACGGAACAAGCGTACCGTCAGCAGGCACAGGCTCTTGGTTTGAGCCGGGCGGTTACTCCGACCCGAATTGGAGAAATGGGTTCAGCCGAGCATATAGAACATAGGGAAATTCAAGACCGTCTTCATTTGGTTTCTGTCAATGGCATAACACAACTTGGTGGATAAATCAAACACCACCCTACGATTGGGTGGCTAACGGACTTGTATATAATAATGTGGACTACCGTGTTGGCGGTAAGCAACTTGGTAGGGGTCAAAGAATGATGGATTGGTGTATGAATACCGCTTCCTATAAAGCCCCTTGGAGTGCCAACCCGATAGGGCAACTTGAATTTCTTATTCACGAATTACAATCAAGTTATACCGCTATCTGGGATTTGAGAAACATAGGCAACTCAATGCAAAATGCAAGGCACGTGGCAGATGTTTTCTGTCGAAGATTTGAAATGCCACCAGAGGTTGATGCAAGAGCAACCGAGAGAGCAAACAGAGCAGAGGGGTATTGGAACTGGCTCATAATGGGCGGTCCTTACTTCGGGGGATAATAAATGTATTCATTAGATTTTCCTAATATATTTTCAAGAACTAAAACAAACTTGGTTCAAGATAAGCAGGCTGCATTGAGCAATTTGAAACTTGTTCTTGGCTCCTGTAAGCACGAACTTCTTGGTGACCCATTTTTCGGCACAGCGTTGAAACAATACTTCTTTATGCCGAATGATGTTTGGGTTGAGGACTTGGTTATAGATACTATTTACGAAACAATAAGAAGGTATGTTCCGCAGATAGTGGCTTCAAGGAAAAACATTTCCATTGAGAAAGATGAAACAACATTGTATATAACATTGAAATTCCAGTACATTATAGACAAGACATTAGATACGGTCAATATAGAACTGATTGAACAATAAGGACTAAAATGGCTTCAAACCTTAATTTATCAAACACATCATTCACAAACAAGGAGTTCAACGATATTTACCCGGAACTCCTTGAAAAAGCAAAGGAACTTTCCTACAAGTGGGACCCGACAGTTTCAAATGAATCAGACCCCGGTGTTACGCTCATAAAGGAAATTGCTCTTGCACTCGACAAGATAAACTACTCCGCTGATAGGAACGCATTGGAAACAATGCCACTTTCAGTTACGCAGGAGAGAACTGCAAGACAACTTTTCCAGTTGCTCGGCTACTACCCCAAATGGTACATTAGTTCAGAAGCACAGGTTTCTCTTGCTTGGAAGATAAGCCCAGAAGACGAGGGCTATGTTTAGGGCGGTGTTGTAAAGATTCCTGCTTTTACGGAAATCAGAGATGATTCTGGTGATTATGTTTACACTATCCCGACAGACACCCCACTTCACTCCGATGGCTCCATACAAAAGGTTACGGCAATACAGGGCGCAGTAAAGCAGTTGAAA